AATTGCAAGTGTCTACATTTTTAGCATGATAGCCAGGTATTAAGTCCATGTGTATCTTTTTGTTGGCAGGGGATGATGGACTCGAACCACCGTATGGTGGAATCAAAATCCACAGCCTTACCAACTTGGCGAATCCCCTAAAATTTTGGCTCCCCAAGGTGGGCTCGAACCACCGACCTGCGGATTAACAGTCCGTCGCTCTACCGACTGAGCTATCAGGGAATATGCTGGTTACTTTATCCAGCGCCAATTACGAATGGCAGTTCAATTGCTCGGACACTAATTACCGCTAGCATCAACGGACCTAAGGCAGGTTCTGGCGGTCTTATGGGGTAACGATCCCCATCTACAGCAGTGACAGTGCTGTGTGCGTCCGTGAACACTTTAAGACCTTATAACTAAAAGATAATATGCTACAAAAATTACTGCTAAGATGATAACTATACCACATATGGTATCATATATTTTTTCACCTGACATATTATCTCCTTGGGCAGACGTTATGGTTTCGATCCATATCTACGAATTTCACAGATTCGGGTGCTCCCAGTACACTAAACGCTGCATACCATTTTTAGTAGCGCCTGGTCGCCATATCCAGGTTGCCTCAGCGTCAGGGAGGAGAATAACGCTTACATGCAATAGCCAATGAATTCGCTACTAAAAATGGTACTCGGTACGAGATTCGAACTCGTGTGCTCGCCGTGAAAGGGCGGTATCCTAGGCCTCTAGATGAACCGAGTGTTTTTGGTACGAGTAATCGGAGTCGAACCGATACGCTACAAGCGGGAGATTTTAAGTCTCCTGGGTCTACCAATTCCCCCATACTCGCCTTAAAGAATAATTATAACAAACTTTTACTAGAATTGTCAACTTTGAAATTCTGTGTGTCTTGAGTTTCTTGATTATTACGAGTAGGTTTATCGGTTTCGCTATCACGATTAAAAATAGCATCCCAACGGGCTGCATATTCTTCATTAGCTACGCTATAAGGTCTAGGCTTTGAGCCTTTGCCTCCATCTGACATTTTGTTTCTCCAATTAAATAAGGTTTAGGTTTACCTTGGTTTTGGCAAACCTAAACCTTAGTTTAGGACAGGCACATAGCCTGTAAATTGGTTGCGGCGGAAGGACTCGAACCTTCTAAGCGGAGCTTATGAGACTTGCTTCTACCCTGACTCACCGCGGTATTTTAATAACAGCTATTGAAAAACTTGCGTTCGCGATAGTTATTCCACTGCTCTTCTAATCGCTGAATATCTTTGTAATCTTTTGGATCTGAATCTTCAATAAAGTCTTCTAGCGTATAAGGTTTGAGTATATCCTGTAAACGCTGCATTAAGTTACTTAACATCTTTGACAAACCCATATAACTTATTTGCTTCTTTTAAAACTTCATCAAAAGTATACATTTTAGGAGCATACTCTTTCCAGTCTTCAGCTACTTTTTTACCTTCTTTTACAAGTTGTTCAAAAGTCTGTTGAGCAAAATCTAAGTTAATTTCTTGTTGTTTTGTTAAGTATTCTTGAGCCATTCTTAACATTTCTGCACGAATTTCAAAAGGATTCATCTTGAGTCCTTTTGAAGAAAAAATACTTTGCTCATTGTATCCACACTGTATGTGGACAAGTCAATGTAATTTTTAGCCATCATTTTAGCAAACGTTGTTTGAGCATCAATAAACGCATTGCAGGCTTTGTTAAGTGTTTCGTCTTTGTAAACTTGGTTAGTAAACTGACGCTTTGAGGATTGAATTAAATCAATATAAAAATCGGGTGTAAACATAAAATTCCTTGTGTTGTGTGTGATATAAAGGTCGCTTCTTTTTGGCACATAAACGACTATGAGGTGCAATAATTATAATGCGGAAATTTTTGTTAGTGTACTTGTTTTATGTCCAACAATAGTATCTGTTGGTTTGTACTTGCCGTCTGCATCAGGGCGGTATACTCTGATAAGTGCGCCTGGGTCTTCAGATGTGCCAGTAATTTTAAAACTACTACCAGGTACTTGTTCACTACCACTTGTAATAATTTTTGTTACTTTGCCACGGGCGTTACCGCCACTGCTGCCCCAACTAACTGAATCTCCAGTTTTGATTTGTTTGGCTTTTTGTTGTAGGTTATCTAAGTATGTGTCAAATAATTTAATAAATCGGTTATTAAACTCTGTGTTGTCCATAACTAGATTACTCTGACTTGCCTAGGCGACCCATGTCACCATCGTGTGTAACATTAGTGCTACGATCAACAACATTAACTGGCATTAATTCAATGCTTCCAGGCAGAATATCGCCTATGTCTTGACCTGTTTTAGGGTCAAGTTGCTCTGCGTAGCCTTCATCATAAGGCTTACCAATAGCAGTTAATTGTGGTTCTTTTGGTTTTTCTGGATTAATTTTCATGGTATTCCTTAATTAGTATTTAGGATACATACCTTTGCAACCAGCACACTGACACGTTGGGTCATGGTGTGGGTTTGTAGGTTGCATAGGCATCATATCTTTTGCTTCTGGCATTGGACCATGTGGTCCAGGCTCAGGCTTAATAGCCGCAAGTGGGGGTTTCTTTTTTGGTTTCATAGACTCATCTTTCGCATTAGGGTCATTGATGTGGATAGCTGCAGCTGCAGCATGACAAGCCGCTAAGGTGTCGAATTGGCAATTACCATGCGCACCATACTTATACTTGCCATTTGAGCACTTCATACACGGCATATTAACCCTCTAGTTTGCGGTTTAATACACCACGAAGTTGTTTGTGAGTCTTGGTATGCGTCCCACATTTACGCTTAATCATATGCACAACCATAAGGTTACGCATTTTTGGTAACTTTTTCTTTTTCATAATAATCCATTGTTGTGTTTATTGTTTACTGCAACCCCCGCTAAGAGGCAAGGTCTAATTTATATAGTTAATTACGCTATCCTATATAGACACAGGAGTATAGCATAAGCTTATCTAGAAAACTTATACACTTTGTTCCCCAAGGTACCAAACGTGAAGCTGGTAACGAGCAATAAACACAGCAATGGATTATGATATAAGCACTGCTTGTGTTTTAGTGTAGTCTTTGAGTTCTTGTTTTTGCAAGTCATGTATGACAAGTTCGTGTGTACCATACCACCATTCTGTGTTAACATCTAGTGCTACTTCATAACATTGAAGTCGGCTAACAAACTCTACTCCGCCTTCGTAACCGCTACGAACAACTTGCATTTCGGGATCGTATTGTTTTAATTCTTTGATTAAGTCTTTTATTTTCATGCTGTTTTATCAATAAAATCGCCAAGATGATTACTAGAAGTAACTTCACCTACTCTGTTATACACATAGTAGACTAAGTGTTCTTCTTCTGTTTTGTTTGTAATAGGGTTAATTATATGTTTTGTAACAAGAGTTCGGTCTAGTGAGTAGTATCTTTCAATATTAGTTGATACACTACTTACTATCATTGTGTTGCCTTATATTCACGAATTGCTTCTGCATCTAGGCAGGCGTATACACGGAATGAATCACGACCAACTCGATCATAAAGATCAAGAGCCATTTTTTCTAATCGTTCTAATTGCTCAATAGGAATCGTGTCGCAATTAACATAGCGACTCATAAAAGCATCAATTAAAAACTCTTTTGTATACCCAGCCATATTTCCTCCAAAGTAGTCTATATTATACTACAAAAAGCAATATAAATCAAGTCTAAATTAATAAGTGGTTTTACCACCAACTGCGCGAACCCAGTCAATTTGCTTTTCAAATTCTATGACAAGTTCAGGATCATTGTAGTTGTATATATCAGGTATATTTAATACTAGTGATCTCATTGTTAACAAATTGTGCAGCATTTCATGATCTTTAAATAGTTCTAGTGATTCGTGATAGTTTTCTTCACTAACAAAAATAATTTTTCTTGCCCACATAACTAAATTAGCGCTAATAGGAATTAGTGCGTAATCTACTGCACTACCACAACTGCGAGCATTTAAACCTTTACGAACGGCTAGTGCAGCACCTGTTGGGCTACGCAATAACCCAGCACTACACACAAAAAGCCAGCGAGGATCGCTGCCTTGACTAAAATTATCATAAGGAGCTGTTGTTTTAAAAATCTCAGCATTTTTAGTGCCTGACTCAAATGGATTGCTGACTGAGATCATATAATTGTTGTGAAGCTAGATTTTTTTGTTTTGACTCGCACATAATATCTGCGTGTGGCAAGAATGTTACTGCCCAGTCGTTTACTGCACGATTCCAGTAGTAGTCACTATGAGCACGCAGTTTAGCACTAGTAAAACCCATGGATTTCAATTGTTGTAAATCTGGTCGAACATAAGGATCATGTTCTACGATCACATCTTCGCGTGATACTGAGTAGTGAATTGTAGGTCTAACACCACGCCACGAATCTACAACACGCTGAAACTTAGGATCACAGGGTGTAATATACTCACCACTATGAATCCAGTGATGATGTATGTCAAGCACTAGTGCACAGTTATCTACTAATTCTAGACTGGCATCAAGACCCCAGGTGAACTCTGCATTTTCAATGGTTAGAGTGTTGCGTGCTTCGGGACTCAATCGTTTGAGTGCACGTTTAATACCTTGTGGACCTTGCTTACCGCCAATGTGTACATTGCATTTGAAATCTTGAAACTCACGACCATAACCCATGTAACGGATTAAGTCAGCATGATACTCGAATTCTGTAATTGAGTTTTCAATTACTTGTTCTTGCTCACTAGCCAACACACAAAATTGACCTGGGTGAAAGCTGAGTTTAATATCGTGTTCACGAGCAAAGTCGCCACACATTGATAAGTGCGCTTCAATTTTAGCTACAACATCGGGTTGAAAGTAAAACGGCATATAGTCATCATGAGTATATGCTGGTAGTAAATCCGATGTAATACGAAACATACGTTGACCCGCAGGCTGTTTGGCTACCCACTTGAGCTGACGATAAAATGCATTAAGATTATGGTCAACCAAACCCCACAATTTACTACGAGCAGCGTCCTCCGTTTGACGAGCAAGATAGCTGATCGTGGTGGATTTTGTGTTTAGTGTGGGGTCAGCTTTGTCGTGTTCTGTTTGAATTTTGCAAGCAAAGCCAATGCGTTGAATATTTTGATTGAACATAATTGTGTGTATTTTGTGCGTAATTGATTATTATATGTTATTTAAGCTGTTATGTCAAGACTATAATCCAGTTAGCCGAACGCATGTAGGGCATACAGGATTTTGGTCTAAGTCTAAGACTAGTTGTTGAGACCATATATTACAATGTGAGCATTGATCAATTACTTCTACAAGTATGTGGTCTTCAATATCGTCAACGTCTATTCCTAGTTCGTGACAAGTTTGGGTAAGGGACTTGCGGGTTTTATTTAATATTTTAGCAAGTCTCTTATAATTAGGGCTTATATCTATCATCTAGCTCTTTATGAGTCTTTTCAAATTCCAGCAAGAACATAATGCAACAAGCTGCGTGAGCTAAGTGCGATAGTCCAGACTCAGGATCTTTGTCTTCACCAGCGTTAAACGCTGTAATATGACGCATTGCTGCGGCTAAGGGTCGGCTCCACACAAAACCTTTACGCCAGTTGTGTGCAGCATATTTATCTGCTCCAAACTGTAATACGGCGGCAGTTTGATTCATTGCTTCTGTACTAAGCAAGTGTAGTGGCAATTTGCCATCATCAAATTTAAGTGCACTACCTGTAGGCATTTCTCCTACAATTGTTTTTAATTCAATTTGTCGTAGAAGTGCTTCACCCGTATCAGGGTCAAATAAATTCATTGTATCAGGGTCGTATTTTGCCATAGTGTTTATATTAGTTGTTGATGGAGGGGAATTCGTTGAAATGTCATAATTAATCAAGTATTTTAGGCATGAATAATCTCGGAACTGTCTTTTTCTTTTTCAATTGTTTAAGCAGTTCTGGGTTTACTTCGCTTCGTAATGACGCAATACCTCGTTCACGGCAGTGTTGTTCATATACTGGTAGTAGCACATCTAAGATAAGTGCTTCTAGTTCTGCTGTATAATTTGGTTGAGTTGACATTAAATTTCTCCGAGTGACTCTATTATATCATTGCGGCAAATATTTTTCAAGACAATTTCATTTTGTGCTTGGCACAGACCTTAAAAACACACTTGCTTGATTGTTGGTCTTGTGTTATAATTGAAAATTCATTCACACAAACTACAAGCATGAGCTACGATATATTAATTAATAGTTTAGTTAATGGTGAGTCAGTTACAATAACTAAACCTGATGGTACTACTTATAGTGAGCCGCGTCCTCCAAACCGCACAGCATTATCAGCTGCTAAAGCCATTCAAAATTTGCAAAATCAACTTAACTTTGGTACTAGTGCTATTCAGCAACTTACCAATGAACGAAATGAGTTATGGAATTCTGTAAATCAACTGCAAGAACAACTTAAAAGGCTGCAAGATGAAATTAACATTAAAACAAACACTAATGTCAATGATAATCGGAACCCTAATAACTCTGCCCCTTAGCAAAGCAGAAAGAACGATTAATACTGCGTATCAAACAGTAAAAGCTACTAATGCAGAAATGCTTTGTTTAGCCAAAAATATTTATTACGAGGCTCGTGGTGAGCCAATGCATGGTAAAATAGCCGTTGCGCAGGTTACACTAAATCGCGTAACACATCGCACACAATTTCAATCAAGTATTTGTAAGGTTGTATATGCAAAACATCAATTTTCGTGGACTCGTGAACGCCATAAACCTCCTAGCGGAACAGCTTGGCATGAAGCTCAAGCGCTTGCTAAAGCGGTAATTCAAGGCACAGCACACCTACCAGATTTTCGTGCACTATACTTTCATAATTTAACAGTAAAACCGCAATGGAACCGTACTCGAGAATTAGTTGCCAGAATAGGTAATCATATCTTTTATGCTTAACCAAAAGGGCAGACAGGCTAAATATTTTTGGCTTGCTGCCCTTTTTGTTTTCTGTTATAATATAGGCTTAACAGAGAAATTTTATGGATGACAAATATTTAAATATGCTTTTACTAACTTTATTAGGTAATCAAGATCTTGTGAATCTTTGGTGGTTTGGACCTAATAAAGCATTTGATGGTAAATGTCCTAAAGATGTACCTGACGAAGAAGTAAGAAAGTACTTAGAAAGATATTACTATGGGCCCTAAAACAAAATACTTAGAAATACGTGAAAGCTGTAAGCTAATTGACTATAGTTTAAAACTTGCTGGTTCTGGCAAACTTTGGGTCGAAGTTTACAGAGATGACCAATACGAATATCGCGCACTGTTTCCAGATGTTGCAGACTGGTCTCAAGTGCCAATGACAATTTTAACACACAAATTACATGAAACACAAACTAATAACAGCTAAAATTATTGCCGATTCAATATGTCCACAAGGTGTACGCATGACTACTATGGAGATTGAGTATCCTCGCTTTATCCTAGCAGAGCTCAACACACATCGTATGTTGTCCAAGAATTCAGCAAGTTCACGAGCTATTCCTGTTAAGTCAATGCACGACTTTATTCGTGAAAATCCTGCAACTCCAGTAAATTGGGGCAAAAATCAACCAGGTATGAAAGCCGCCGAAGAACTTACAGGCCCTGAGTCTAAAAATGCTGTTTTTATTTGGAATCAAGCCAAGGACGATGCACTACATTGGGCAGATGCTTTAGCACATAAAGTTGGAGTACACAAACAAATTGCCAACCGTATCACAGAACCTTGGATGACTATGAAAACAGTTATTAGTGGAACTGAATGGGCAAACTTTTTTCACTTACGCAATCATGCAGATGCACAGCCTGAAATTAAGGCCTTAGCTGAAGCAATGATTGTGGCTTATACAACACACTTGCCAGTAAACCTTAAACCAGGTGAGTGGCATTTACCTTATATTACAACAGCTACTTATGTACCCACTGGTGAACTACAGTATTTTGATGAAAATTTTAACAGACTTGATCTTGAAGATGCTAAGATCATTAGCGCTAGTTGTTGCGCTCAAGTTAGTTATCGTAAAAACGATCCTGGATTTTCCAAAGCATTTAAAATCTGGGAACAATTGATTGAAAACAATCCTGTACACGCCAGTCCAATTGAACATCAGGCTACTCCAATGAACATTGATAGTATGTGCCGTTTTGAGCCTGAAACATGGCAACATGGCGTTACTCACGTCAGTGCTAATAGTGATTTATGGTCAGGCAACTTACGTGGTTGGATTCAGCATCGCAAACTTATTGGAAATGAGGCAGTATGGTAAGCTATCATTATGATTCTTTTGAAGATTGGTTTGATGAGACCGAAAACTACAGTTTTAGGTCAGAGCGATTTTTTCAACACTTAGAGTTATTAACAAACGAGCCTGAGCGTACTGAGTTTATTGAAAATTGGATGCGTGCAGCGTTTGATTGTGGAAGGCTTGAAAAAGGCAAATACATATGACTGAATTTTCTAACAAAAAACAAATGGCTAATGATCGTTGGGTGGTTCAATTAATAGAAGATGGTGAAGATTTAATACTACCATTTAATAATGAAATGATTGAAACCACTGGTTGGCAAGTTGGTGATACACTCCTTTGGGAGAAAGCGGCAGGATCTGCTTGGATTTTAAGGAAAAAACCATGATAGTTATACTCTACACAGAAGACTTTGAGCCAATAATTCCTATAGACCTTCCATTATGGTTATTGGACCGATTAGAAAAAGAAGGAGCCGTCCGTGTAGCTGTAAATAAGCCAAAAGGGTTTACGCACGAACAAATTCCTGTTGGCAATTTAAACTGTGAAACTCCCACAGTTCGTATTCGTTACGAAAAACTTCGTTGGCACGATGGTACACTAAAAACTATTTTAGTTACTCCTGATGAAGAACTTGCACTTTCACTTAATCCTGAGTGGTTACCTGGTCAACGCGCCCCTATTCAAATGTACATGGGCACTATGCGTAAGATGCATGAAGAACTAATCAAACAGATTAGAAAAAATAATAATTGACTCATATCTTAATCTTTAGTATAATATATATTATTGATTAGGAGAAAACTATGTTTTATTGCGTGTGTTGTTCAGATACTGTTAACCCTCAACGCTGGCGTTTGGGCAGGCATACCTGCTTGCCGTGCGGTGAACGTGTAGCCAAACAACACAAGCACACAATTGTACCCATGCCTAAATCAAATTATATTGTAGTTACTGATAAAAGTTTACTACTTAACCTAAACTCAAGTCACAAAGGCGGCAGATAATATGAACACACGATATCAAGAACTTGCCCGTGAAGCTGGGTTATTAGTACACAATCCACAAAATATGCCTACTAAGTTGGGTAAATTTGCAGAATTACTTGTTCAAGATTGCATAAATAATTTATATCTAAACGGGTATGATGATGCGATGATGCAAATTAAACAACATTTTGGAGTTGAACAATGAACATAGATCGCGAATTTATCAAGTGGTTTTACGAAGAACAATATCCTGAACAGGGATCAAATCGTCGTCAGTGTTATGGCATGACTGCAGGTACAACAAACATTGATGTAATCGACTATTGGATGCGTGAAGCATTTAAAGCAGGATTTGAAGCAGCTCAAAAGGAACAAAAATGAAAGTTGTAATCGGACCTTATCGTAGTTGGATTGGACCTTATCAAATTGCTGAGGCACTTTGCTGGTGGGCACCAAAAGTCAAAGCTACTGACGATATTGTTGCACGTAAACCTGATTGGGTTCATGACTTTGGCACTTGGTTAGCAGAAGATAAGTCGGGCAATGACAGTTGGCTAACAAAAGTTTGTCAGTGGATAGAATCTAAAAAATCACGTCAAGTCTATATTCGTGTGGACAAGTATGATAGTTGGAGTGCAGACCATACACTTGCACTAATTGCAGTTCCACTACTCAAGCAGTTACAAATTTCAAAGCACGGAGCTCCCAACGTTGATGATGAAGATGTGCCAGAAGATTTGCGTAGTACTAATGCTCCTGCCAAAGAGCATGAACACGATTGTGATGCCAATCACTTTCGTCGTTGGGACTGGGTGTTATCAGAAATTATTTGGGCACTAGAACAAAAAATTAGCGACACAGCAGAAGACGAGTTTTATTCAAAAGTTGATGCAACAATGAAATCCAAAAATATCAATGATGTAATGGAAAACATTGTTATTGACTGGACAGGTATGCAAAAATGGCAAGAACGCAAGAATCGCGGTTACAAGCTGTTTGGCAAGTATTTTGAAAATTTATGGGATTAATTATGACCATTGAAGTATTAATTTTTATTATTGCGCTTTGCTTATTTTGTATTTATTTTGTGTTTGAGTATCAACATGCAGCAATTCCTCCGTATCAAGAACCAGTTGGGTACGAGCAAGACGACGGGGCACTAACTGCTGCTCAATTAAACCAGATTAAAGATACTGTAGAGCCAACTGCAATCAATCCCAAAGCAGCTTGGCCTTTTCCACACGGAGACAAACCATAATGGCAAAGAAACCTGATCCTAATAAACCAATTACACATATCAATCCACCTACAGTAGTGCCAGATCGATTACCGCCAAACAAACCAGGGTATGCAGACACAGTTGTAGTGCCTGAAACAGAAGCTAATCCTGATAAAAAACCCAAACCAAAAAAACCGCGTAAATAAACCTCAAGGGGACTCAACTGAAAAATAATTCAGTTGAGTCCCTTTTTGTTTTTGTGTTATAATATACAATTAGAAAGGAATAGTATGAAAAAAGTAAAACAACAAGACAGTTGGATTAAGGTAGGCAAAGTTGTAAATGGAAAAATTGTTCCGCCTGAACCAGTACAAGAAGAGTTTTCTATTGATTTATCACCAGAAGATCAAGAACTACTTTTTAGTTTAGCCGAAAGCCGTAATCAAACATTTAATCAGTTTATTGAAGCAGTATTAAAAGAATACTTAGATGTTTATAAAGCTGCCCAAACAGGATTACAAAATGATTAAATTAGCGGATAACAGAGTAGAGATTCCACTAGACTTCTCAGATGAAGAACTTTTAGTACTTTTTAAACAAGCACACGAAGCAGACTTAACGTTTAATGAATTCATTGAACAATCACTAATAAGATTTTTAAAACAACATGATAACTTACTCAACAAACTGGATGGGACCAGTATCGATGAACTGGTACCGAGACCGTGGCCTTACCCGAACTGAAACTAAAGTTGGTGAGCACGACTGTATGCTGTACAACGCTGGTGAAGCTTTTACTTCAGAAACAATTATTATGCAATATAGTTGTGGCAGGATCGACGTACGTGGTATACCTGGCGAGCCTTATGGTGACGAGATCGGTGTGCCACCAATGTTGTCAACAGACTGGGCTATGTTTGGCCGTTGGCTAGATAGTGTACAAACAGTTTCAGTATGGACTCTTCAAGACTTGGTTACAGCATACGAACATCAAACAAATTGTAAAATAACCTGGGACACACATGACTAATGAACACGGATATTGCCCTAACTGCAATTTAAACCTAGATGGTGGATTGATTTGGGAATTCTTTTATAAAGATTGTGGCATAGCTGCCCGTGCAGATGAGATTGCTGCCATGTATGGAGCTACACGCACAAGTGGCCGCTGGGGTTTGGCAACTGGCCAGTATGATGTACAACTAGATCGTACTGTGGGTCAAACCTGCCCACAATGCAATCATTACTGGGGAAAACCACTAACATGATTAAACCAAACACACTTTGCATGATTCGAGGCATATTGCCCACATCACGAGGCTATAACTGTAATGGAATGATTGTTACTGCTACTGCTATGATACCCGAAACTGTAGCTGGTAAACAAGCATGGTACATTGAACCAGTTATACACTTCAAAGATGAACTCTTTTTAGGAGCCTTGGCCGAAACTCTTTTTCCACTAGACAATCCACATGATGATGAGGTGGATACACATTCAACTATAAAGGAAACTATATGATTAAAAAGATTTTGCCTTGGTTATCAGGCGGTTGTGTATTACTTTACGCATATGGTTGGTATGAAGGTTTGCAGTATCCAGCTTATGTGCCACTGGTATGGTGTTTAGCTTGTTTTATCAACGACTTATACAACTACTTGGAGTCTAAGTATGATTGATCCACTTAATGAAATGTTGCTGGTAGTAACCATTCCAGTTACAATTGTATTAATAGTTGCTATCTATGCAATTGCTAAAGCCTTCTTAGAAACACGAGATGATTGTTCTCATACTTGGTCACGCTGGTCAGACCCACAAAAAGGTGATGCACATCCTTATCAAACACGCAGTTGTAATCGTTGCAACATGCATCAATCGAGGCTAGTACAATGACAAATTTACCAAACCCACAAGAAGTCTTAGACAAGTTCTTAGAACGCGATCGCAAAGCTATTGAAGAACTACAATGGTCTCGCCTAGGCAATAGCATAGAAGGCAGAATAGGTTTTACTGAAGCACGCTGTGAAGACACTGCCGCCATGGTTGTTTACATTTTGCGTTACCTAGCCAAACACCACAAATACCAACATGAACATCCAAACCCTCCTCAAACAAGCCACCCGTGAAGACGGCAACATTGACCTAAACCACTATACAAATTTAGTCTTACAAGAAGCTTGCCGACTAATCAAACAAACACCTATCACAGGTGCATACACCTCATTTGACGAACAAGTAGCAATCACACAACGAACAGATTGCTTTCGTCAAGTTTATAACCAAATCGTAGAAAATATCAAAAATGTCAACAATACCTGATTATACACAACACCAACTGCCACAGTATGCAGCACTTAAATCGCCTACACAAGAAGTGCAAGCAACACCCAAAGAACTACCGCCAACAAGTTTACGTCAAGCACAAACCAACTTTTTGCTAGACAAACTGCAAGAAGAAGCAGCTGAGGTAATTCAAGCAGTTAACAAAATTCGCAGATTTGGTGAATCAAACAAACATCCTGACAGAACCACAACCAACAAACAAGACTTGGAAAACGAATTGGAAGATTTTCTTGCAATTCTCGCTGCCTTAGAATACTGCAAGTACCTTGACTTAACACCACACCAACAAAATATCCTCCACAAAACACACAAGCTTGTTGTTTAACTGACCCTAAACTGCAACAATATGACAGTTTTATGAATTTTTGCTGCTGGAACCAATAACACAAAGCAAAATTACAGTTCATTCATGTATCGGGCAACCTATACAAAAAACTTGTCAAACTATCGTGTAAGTGTTATAATAATCTATATTTACAAAAACTGTAAAATGTATTTACAAATTCTCAAACTAAAACAAAATCACATACTAACACAAACTACCACATCGCTAAAAAATTGACTTGTCATCCATCATCCAAATATGCTATAATTTAGTATAACTTGTAGAGTTAGAGACTAGGTGATAATTTTATCGTTCGCTAGAACAGATATGGTTAGAGAATATGGGGACGTCCAGCGAGGGGCCCTGTATTATCGTTAACTATCCAGTTTAGGGTCAATGATAAAATTATCACAACTAGTCGCAAGCTTATCGACCACAACTCTGTTCTAAAACAAACTAAAAAATGAAGATTACCAAACAAGATATTTATGAATTGGACTTAAAAGCGATAAATTCCATGACGGATCTGGAACTTGAAGAATTTTGCACATCCAATAAGCTGTCCCACTTTTACACCTGGTTGCTGCCACAAATGGTGGCACACTTTGGTTCATGGACACTAGCATACACAGCTGAGGGTCAAATCGATGTTTTAGCAACTCTTAAACACAATGTTGGTACTGATCCTAGTAAACAGGCAATTTGGAAGCTTAGTAGGGTAAAACGCAGCTTGCTAATTCCCATCATGTCGAAAGCACCAGAATACGGTACACTTACTCCATTAATCTTAATGGGATTGAAAAGAATGCAAGGAGTTACTTATAATAGTTGGAGAGCCTTAAACAACTTGGAGTATATTTTAGAGCCACAACTATATGCTGCACTTAACCTTAATCATGACGACTTACAAGTTTGTGGCAGTTTAGGGTCGGATAGACTCTTAGAACTACGAGAACAAGGATTAATGCAACGAACTGGAGCCAAGGCAGGTCAAATGAAAAAACCTGAGTCTACTTGGAGTTTAACAGGTATGCAAGGCACTGAGATTGCACATCTTCCAAAACTCACACAAACAATGCTAACCCAAATATGGTTGGCACATCCTAGTCTAAGAACACCTTATATGATCTTAGACCCAAACAACTGGGATAATCTTCCCAATCCTTTAGTAACCCCTGATATTTTTAAGGCTCCTGAGCCTGAAGTAGTTCGTAAACCCAAACCAGAGCCAGTAGTAGATAAGCTACCTTGGATGTAAAAATGAAATATACAAAAGAAATCACAGATAAATTAATTGCAGACTACAAGGCAGGTATTGCCGTTGCTACAATTGCAACGGACTTAGATGTACCTGAACGGTCTGTGATTGCTAAATTAAGCTCTCTGGGCGTGTACACCAAGAAAAGCTATGTCAACAAGCGTGGTGAGGTACCAGTTAAAAAATCGGAGCACATCGAGCGTATTGCTGAGCTGCTCAACGTGGATGAAGAATTGTTAGAATCACTGGAAAAGGTAAACAAAACGGTTCTCAAGCTAATTGAAGCAAAATTGGCTCAGGTTGACCCTAAACTGCACCAAGTTACCACTAATTCGGAGTTATTTGCACTTAATTGACCCTAAACTGAGCAAATCAGCCTTATAAACACAAAAGCCCACTTAAATTGCTTTAAGTGGGCTTTTTTGCGTGGGTTTTATTAACGTGTAAATTGTGTCGGCTTACTGCGGTTTAGGGTCAGACAGTCAAGAATATCCACTTGACAAGGATTTGCACTGTGTGGTAAAATGGCGCAGGACCAGCCAAAACAAAAGCCCCCAAGATTCGAGATCTTGAAGGGGCTTTTGAAAGCATTTGCTGTTGCAACAGCGTGGTCTTTTTTAACTCTAGCAGGATTTTTAAGATAATCAATCTACCTGACCCTAAACCGTGACTATTGCCACATACGACCTTTGGTGATGAATCCATCGCGAAGTTGTTTAAGTGAGTGTTGCACGTTTCGGCTCTGTCACAGGCGATGCCTTATGCTGAGTATCCGTGACTAACTTGGTTACCGTTTTTTCAATTATTTTTACGACCCGCCACGATTTAGGGTCAGCACCATTATTTAAGCACCCGTAGCTAGGTCTTGTGCATATTAAGAAAGTATGGTTGCCACCGTACTTAATCGCCAGAGAGATTCCATACTCTCATTACAGTCACTAAAGTCTGCTCTTGGTTAGAAGATAGCTGTATTTAGTTAAGGTGTTCTTTCACCTCGAGATTCCTTTATAATGTTATCTCGAAACCAGTTTCTAGTTTTTAACTAACTCATAGCGGAGTCGGCATGGGATATAGGCGGAACATGCTGCCTAGTACTACTCATTACCTAACACCAGCAAGTGGTACACGCTAGGGGTTTCGTCCTGACCCTAAGGTACAGCAGGTTATGAGTATTGAAGTCTCAGTGACCGTGCTGTGAAGTCTTGGGTTTCGCACAACTTTCATGTGCTCATCAGAGGGTTAGGGTGGGCTGTAACTTAACGCATTCAGTCACAATTAATAACTTATCCAGATACGCATAGAGCTGGTGTTGGTTAACCCATATTCGTTTGGGGCTGTGGCTCAGAACTTTCCCACAATTAAGACGTATCTCCAAATGAGCTTGCTATATGTTTTATGCTCTGAAGGCTGCTGTCACCCTATATTTCAATAATAATTATACAGTTTTTAAACTATACTTTCAAGTAAAAAATTAGACACTCGTTGCAACTAGACTACTTTACTTTTGAGACTACTTTAAATTTATGAGTTTGAGTAAATGTTCATTTGCCTGCGGGCACCAATTGCTTGGTATTCATTAAGCCCTTCCCGACTGTCTAAGATATAATTATACAGAATTTGGGGAAGAAGATCAAGTTAAAATTTCTTGACCCTCAACCAACACAATTACTGCAAGTTTTGGAGAATTGCTTCCAATACTTCGTGGTTGGCTTTTTCCAAGCTATCAAATGCTTCTGGGCTAGCTGAGCACAGCGAGGCAATGCGGTCAACCAATTCAGATTTTTTCACACGAGTTGCACCTGTGGTCTTGGATTTAGCTGTGTAAACTCCCTCACGAGAGAGTTTTGCCACTACTGAACGAGTGGTTTTGCCGAACATTTGAGCCAATGCTTCAACAGTAGCGCCAGCTTTATAGTTGGCAACAAGCTGAGCAGTTTGCTCAGGGGTATAGTTCACGGGTTTGTCAGTCATCATATGTCCTTTCAAATGGTTTCTGCGCTGTTAAAGATATAATTATACAGTTAAAATGGAACATCGTCAAATTCAAAAAATTCGGGGTGATCATTGGTAACTATGAAAATTTCCGATAGTTCTGAGCCAGCAAATTCTTGATAGTAATCTTCCTGAATTTGTGCATAAAATTCTTGTTCTGTCATCTCAGAGCCTTTCTTGATTTCATAAAGAAATTATAAAACTTTTTGAGATTTCGACCAAGTGAAAATTTTCACACTTACGGTCCGTGGCTGAAAATACACTTGACAAAACTAGTTTTCGCACTGTATAATGGGCGCGCGGCCAGCTCAAGGTTTTGCACTTGTCAAGGTTTTGCACTGGCGCAGCACGCTTAAGCGTGTGGAGCTTGTGGTCACAATTTGAACAATGCAGTCACAATTTGAACCCTGCAGTTCAACATAATTATGCATTTTTAATTATAAGCAAGAATCGTGCCAGGTGCCGTGGCGCAAGAATCGTGCCAACTTTATAGACCTGTGAGTAAAGCTCATGGGGCTGTGAGTTTATTTCGCTTGACACGGGTAAAAATTATATGTTATAATTTTGGCGCCCGCGAAGTGAGTGCTCACTTCGCTTGCTGATAATAAAAAGCCGATTATAAATAATCGGCATATAATCATTATCTGATTATATCGGTTTTGAATTTGCTAATGCTTCGAAAATCGCTTTTAATGCGTTTTTATTAGCTTTAGTTAATGATTCAATATCATTTTCAGGTAATCTCAAAATAGCGCCAATAGCATCGGCATGAGTATCTTTTTTAATTACCGATTCTCCGTTTTTGGTTTTATATTCTTTGCGAATATAAACCTTTTCACGCGATAATTTAGCGACAATACTGCGAACAGTTTTACCGAGATTATCTGCGATAATCTCAACGGATACTCCGTTTTGATAATCGGAAACCATTTTCATGGTTTGCTCAGGGGTATAATTAATGTTTTTCATTTATTTTCTCCTTTAAAATGAATTGTATAAACCAAGGATATTAGCCAAAAAGAATGTACCATTAAGGGTAATTAATGATTTATCTTTTCGATAATATCCAACTATTAACCAAGATAATGATCCTATAATAAAGAAACAATATCCCATAAAGAATAATTGACTGGCAACAATAAAAGCACCGATAATGCTAGATAATGTGCCAACCCAAGAAATTTTATTAATCATCGTATAATTTCCATTGAATGATATTTATCGGGAGATAATCCATAGTTAATCATTATCTCGCACCAGTTTTTACCATGACCACATTTTGCTTCTGATAATCCGAAAAGATTATAATCGGCTTGGTGGATTATCTCATGTGGTAATATAACTTTAGTCATATTATGTGCATAATCAGGAGAATATATAAAGAATTTATATCCTAATTCTACAATATTAGAATCTTGATGACATAATCCTGCATTACGCCACAGATAACCATTTAATTCTATAATCGGTGGATTATAGCGAGTTAATCGGGGATATAATTCGCAAAGATTATCCCAAATAATCAATGTCTGATTATTTAAAATATTTAAAAGCTTTTTTCTGTCCATGTCCTACATTATACAGATTTGACCAGACCTGACAAGAGATTTTTTCTCACACCCATGTGAATTTTTTTCGCTTGACGCGGGCACAATTTTACTAGTAAAATTGGCGCCTCAAAAGTAATACTTTTGTTTTCAATTTTTTCTGGAAACAAAAGTATTACAATCATTTTTTGGGATTAATTTTATAATAAATAATAATTGCCAAAAATATTATATTCGCTGAATAATTAATCAATAATGGCAAATCCATTTTAGGCAAAACGTAAGCAAATGTTAATATCTCGCCCCAAAACCATAATCCCAAAAACCCCCAAGTTAATCCCTCGGAGGATTTTGTTTTAAATGATTCTATTGCTTGAGGTAATCCGCAGATTGCCAACATAATAGAACCAATATAACCTATAATATCCATTTTATTAAGCCTTAAAATTATCTCTGACTTGAAATTTATTCCAGTCATAAGGGATTATATTATCTTGCCAATTACGTTTTTTGAGAATATGTGAGAGAATAGGCAATTCAAAATCTCGGGCATCTTCTAATGCAGTATGTGGCTCGGTAATAAGATTATTATTAATAAAACCGCAAACCATTTCAGCATTTGTTTTGAATGTCATATTACCATGTTTTGTAACATTATTAAAACCATGATTATCTAAACAAAATTGTTTATATTTTTTGGTTTTGCAGATATTACCAATACTGGCTTGCCACAAACAAAACTTCTGATTAAAACCTGATAAATCAATGCCAGTATTTGAGCATTTATTTAAATCAAAAGCGAGATTATATGCAGTTAATGAGGGATTATATTTGCCAATGGCTTGATTAATCCATTTATTAATTGCATTAACTGAAGCAAGCATACGAATACCATTATCTAGCATGGCAACATAACCCGCTTTGCGTTTATTCAAACCCTCATAACCCCAAATATCATTTGCTTTTTTATCATGGAATAATTCCATTGTGTTATAATGTCCAGCCACCAAAACAGCGCATTGATTATAAATGCGACCTTCACGATCACAGATAACCATTGCAAAATCCGCCACAGTGTCAGCCATTGTGGTTTCTGTGTCCAGAATACAAAAGTATTGCTTTTTAGCCATTGAGTGCCTTTAGTTGGTAAGCCTTAATTATAGCAGAATTTTACCCATGTCAACCAATATTATGAGAAAAAAATTCACGACCATGTGAGAAAATATCTTACAAAAATAGGGTTTACCCTATTGACACGGGCTCAATTATACTAGTATAATTGGCGCAAACAGTGGTTTTAAAACCACAGTTATTTTGCAAACCTGAGTATTCAATTTTATTTGAATACCCGAGTATTCAAAAATTAGTGACCTTGTTTGCTTGGTACGTATACACCACGAATATTAAAACGATCACAAACCGCTTTTAAGTAATTTACATTGTCCTCATAAAATGTAAATTCAGCATCTTTAAAAGGCTTGAGATTAAAAAACTTTGCAAGCCCATTTATTTTTAATGTACCGCCTGAGATATTGTCGCCATCATTGCGAGAAATAATGTAGTCAGGATTTCCCAATACCGAATCAATAAATGCAAGGTCAGGGGAACGCAAAACACGGGCAGTAGCAATAATGACAAAACACGATTCATCTTTTAAGTCTCTTTTATATTGTTCAGCAAGTGGCAAAAGAGAATCATCTAATGCCCTATATTCGTTTTCTCTCCAATAGCCTAGATCAATTCGTTCGCCATTGTCATCTAAAATTGTGCGATACCTATGCAATGAACAAACGATTGTTCCATCCATATCATAAATTGAAACCTTTTTAATTTTAGACATTTTTTAATCCTTGAAATATTGTGCTATTGCGCTTTTGTATTCTGTCATTGTAGCAAATTTTAGCCCATGACGCAAGCAAAATTTACGAAATTCTGCAAATTGTTTTGTTGTGTATTGTGTGTATTATACACGAAAAAACGCCAAAAAATAATAACCCTACAAAAAATATGTTATAAAAAATCCTTGACACGCCCCAAAATTATATGATATAATTTTGGCTCAAAATTGAATACCTGAGTATTCAATTTTTTCTGCAAACCTGAGTATTCAAAATGAAACCAAATCAACCGCATAATTCTTATTGAAATAATCTCGCCATTGGGTGAAACCTGATTGTTTATCATGCGTTATATCTAGATCGTTTTCCATTTGCCAAGCATGGACATACTCATGCGCTAGAGTAGAAAACAAATCAAAATCTGATTTTATTTCTGAAGTGGCAATGCGAATTTTGTGATGGCATTTTTTACCTACCTTTTCGCCCTCATACATTCCCATGCACGAATCACCATCAAAACGCAAAACCTTGCATTTTGTAAAGTTAACCCTATGCTTCAACTTGAATTCATCTTGAAGCATAAGCTGGAACAATCTTGCTTTATCTGATTTAATCATTAATCAACCTGAATATCTACAATCATATCATTGCGTACAATAAAGTACATTTCAACCAAACCCATAGAAACCCAAACACAGTCGTTACCATTACGGATAGCATAGGGTTTATTAGGGTATTTTTTAGCTAAGTAGCTTTCAACAATTTCAAAATTTTTCATACGTTTATTATATCAGATAAAACAAGATAGGGGCAAAGCCCCTATTGATTACAAGGTCTTTTCAGCCTTGATAAAATCGGCAATCTTTGCCAATGCTACCTTGTTAGCCTTAGTCAGGCTTTCGGTATCAGCTTCGGTTAAGCCTAGCATCTCGCCAATAAAATCAGCGTGAGTATCTTTTTTAATCGGTGTTTCACCCGATTTTGTTTTGTATGCTTTAGCAACATAAACCTTTTCGCGCGATAGCTTCGCAACAACTGAACGCACAGTTTTACCCAATGCTTCAGCGATAGCGTCAACTGTCATACCGCCTTGGTAGTCGGCAACCATGCGAGCAGTTTGCTCAGGGGTGTAATTTACTGTTTTCATTTTCTCTCCTTAAAAATCTATTATATCACAAAGGCTTCATCATTGCAAGACAAATCCACAATGGTGAAAAGGTTATTGCAACAAAGAAAATTGCTTGCAAAATTTCTATTAATAATTTCATGATTGGTTTCCTTGTTATCATGTTTTCAATTATAGATAAATGAAATTTTTTGTCAATACATTTGTTGAAATACAACATAGGGGTTTATCCCTATTGACAGGGGCGGTTATTAGACTATAATATACTACACGCCTATGGGCCCCCCGACACGGCCACTATGAGGAAATTTTCCAAATACCCTAAGGTGCCAAAATTTACGCTTGCTAAAATACCCCTAAACTGCTATAATCAACACAAAAGGACACAATTATGACAACTCACTTACCTGCCGAAACTGTACGCATAAGCCCCGAAGCACTAGAAGTTGCCAATGCCTACTTACAACTCAACGACGCACGAGCTGTGGCCCAAGAACTGGACTTAGACCCTGAAGTGGTAACCAATCTCTTAGCCCGCCGTGAAGTTAAAAGTTATATTGATAGTGTATTTTTTGATAGTGGCTATAACAATCGCTTTTTAATGCGACGTGCCATGGATGCACTAATCAAACAAAAGTTTCAGGAACTTGAGGAATCACAAACTGGGTCAACAAAGGATATTGCTGAATTATTACAAATGTCGCATAAGATGTCAATGGACTTACTCGACCGCGAAATTGCACTAGAAAAAGCACGCACCCAAACCGCACCACAAAAGCAAGTTAATGTACAGATCAATGAGGGTTTAGACGGATCAAAATATTCACAGCTGGTGCAAAAGTTAATTACTGGAGAAGGCGTATAATGTTGCCCAAGTACCGCTCAATATTTATTAGTGATGTACACCTGGGAACCAAAGATTCACAAGCCGATAAATTAAATGACTTTTTAAAGCACAACACTTGCGAAACTCTTTACCTAGTAGGCGATATTATTGATGCTTGGCGAATACAACAAAATAAGTGGCGTTGGAAACAGTCACATACAGCTGTGGTCAGACGAGTACTTGGACATGCCAAACGAGGTACACGAGTTGTGTATATTGCAGGCAATCATGATGAGTTTTTACGACCAATGATACCTTATGGTTTCAGTTTTGGTCTTGTTGAAATACACAATCAATGTGAACACATAGGTGTTGACGGAAAACATTATTTAGTAACACATGGTGACTTGTTTGACGGTATTACGCGTTTAGCACCTTGGATAGCATTTTTAGGAGATCGTGCATATGACTTCATTCTTTCGCTCAATTCAAAGTTCAATTGGCTACGCCGTCGTATGGGTTTTGGGTATTTTAGTCTTAGCAAATATCTTAAACATCGAGTAAAAAGAGCCATAGATTTTATGTTCAAGTTTGAACAGAATCTAGCAGCTTACTGTAAAAAACGCGGATATGACGGAGTTATTTGTGGTCACATACATCATGCAGAAATAAAAACCATTGATGGTGTCCAATACATGAATGATGGTGATTGGGTTGAGTCATGCACAGCACTTGTAGAACACCATAGTGGATCATGGGAAATAATAACCTGGACAAAGGAACAAAATGACCCTAAGCAGTAAAATTACCATTGTTGTGCCCAGCAAAAACGAACAGAATTATATCCAACACTTACTACAAGCCCTACGTGAGCAACAAATTGGTGGAACCAAAATCATTATTGCAGATTGTTCAACTGACTCAACACGTGAAGTTATCCGTCAAAACAGTCATGGATTAAACATCAAAGTCATACAGGGCGGACCAGTATCACAAGCAAAAAATCGTGGTGCACGCTTAGCTAAAACTCCTTATATACTTTTTATTGATAGTGATGTACGGTTTTTTAGCTCAACAGTTATACGTGATTGTGTTGAATTATTGGAATCACAAAACTTGGATTTGGTGGGCTTAAACGCCAAGTGCTATGATGGTGATGTGCGTGCACAAATTGCATTTGGATTGTTTAACATAGTAAACAATGTGTTAAAATATTTTTCACCATTTGCAGTCGGTGCCTTTATGCTAACACGTCGTGACCGTTTTGAACAGTATGGCGGGTTTCCAGAACAGTATGCTACATCAGAAGATTACTTTTTATCGCGCAAGTACAGCACCCACAAATTTAGGATCGTCAAACATTACTTTGGACAAGATTCACGACGATTTCGCAAAATGGGATACTTTGGCATGACCAAATACTTGATCCAAAACTTTTTGAATCGCAACAACAAAGACTACTGGAACAAATTAGATTCCAGCAAATACTGGAATTAAAATGAAAAAGTTCTTGCTACTATTAGCATTAGTGCCCACAATAAGCTTTGCACAACATTATCACCCACACTATCACAACCCTAACCCATATTGGCGTTATCAGTCAGATCGTTGGTACTGGATGGTTCCCGCAGTTGTAGGTGGGCTAGTAGTTTATGAAGCTACAAAACCAGCTCCACAACCACCCATAATTATCCAACAGCCTGTAACCACTGAAACCTGTACAGCTTGGACTGAGATTCAACAACCTGACGGTAAAATTTACCGCGAAAGAACTTGTACTCGATGAACCGCAGACCACTACACTTTGTTAGCCGTGAACGGGAATGGAAATTAATCCAAATACTTTTAACCATAGTTGATAGCTCAGACTTCGACCCCAAAACCACAGCAGTTTTAATGGTTTCACCAGATTATTCTGCGACGGTGGCAATGCACTTAGCACACGCTTGGTCGCAACATGGCGAGATCATACCTATTATCCCAGTTGATGTTCCTTATCCAACTGAAACAGCAGATGAGTATATCAAGAAGCTGCAAATGCAACGATCAGATATTAGACCTTATACTAATCTTGTATTAGTAGAAGCTGGAATAATTCGTGGTGGTAACTGGGCTTGGATACTAGATCAACTACTATCATGGGGTTATACCCGTGAAAACATTACACTGGTAGCAATGTGTGAGAATATACATTCGCGTACCAAATCAGATTATGTGGCCGAATATTACAATGACCACACACATGAATTAATGTTCTATTTTGAACGATTCAACAAACACTGGGAGATACGTTAATGCTCCTAGTTTCTCGTCCTGACGTCAACTGCGACGCTATCACCGAATTTGATCCTCAACAGCGGTTTATTAAGCTACCTATAACAAACTACTTAAAATTGCTTAATATTTGGGATACAATCAATCGTCCACAGATTGCACTAATCAATGCCATTAACGATCCCAAGTACCGATTTGTTTGTGCTGCACTAGCTCGCCGATTAGGCAAAACTTATATTGCCAATATTATTGGTCAACTGGTAACACTAGTGCCTGGATCAAATGTACTAATCATTTCACCCAACTATAACCTAAGCTCAATATCATTTGAACTCCAACGAAAACTCATCAAGCACTTTGATCTCGAAGTTGCACGTGATAACCTCAAAGATAAAATCATTGAACTGTCCAATGGAAGTACTATTCGTATGGGCAGTCTTAGTACCGTTGATAGTACAGTGGGTCGTAGCTACGACTTGATTATATTTGACGAAGCTGCACTTGGTGAAGGCGGCGAAGCAGCTTTTAATGTTGCACTACGTCCTACACTGGACAAACCACAAGCCAAAGCCATATTTATTAGTACGCCACGTGGTCGTAACAATTGGTTTAGTCAATTTTGGCAGCGTGGCTTTTCGGAGGAGTTTCCTGAATGGATTAGCCTACAAGCTGATTACACAGAGAATACTCGCATGGCTGAGTCGGATGTTGCGGAAGCTCGCAGGTCTATGTCAAAAGCCGAGTTTGAACAAGAATACCTTGCCAGTTTTACTGTGTTTGAAGGTCAGATTTATACTTTAAAAGATGAAGATGTTTGTGAAATTCCACCAGATCTCCGCGGTGAAGCGTTTGCTGGGTGTGACCCTGGCTACCGAGATGCTACTGCTTACTGCGCTATCGTTTACGATTGGAACCGTGATTGCTTTTTTATTGTCGACGAATACTTAAAGTCCGAACAAACCACAGCTGAACACGCTGAGGCGTTTCGTGGGTACAATGAACAACACGGAGTTGAAGTGGTTTTTATTGATAGTGCAGCTGCACAGTTTGCTAGTGACCTTGCTTATTTATACAACATTTCAACCACCAAAGCCAAAAAAGATGTGCTTCCGGGTATTGCTTATGTGCAGACACTATTACAACAAGGTCGTTTAAAGGTTGCTCCACATTGCACCAACGTACGTGCTATGTTTGACCAGTATCGTTGGGATCAACGTGAGAATCTACAGCGTGAACGACCATTACACGATCAGTACAGTCACATGGCTGATGCCGTCAGATATGCACTGTATACTTATACGGTATAATGGTACAAAAAATTTGTGCATTGACTTTTTGTTGCTTTACTGCTATAATACTAGGTAATTGTGGAGTACTTTATTCCACTTGGAGAAAACATGGACAAACAACAATACGAAGACATGCTAAAGTCGGCTTTTGCCACTGAGTTTGCCTTCTATCTAAAAACACACGGATTTCATTGGAATGTAGAAGGTTCAGACTTCTACGAATTTCACTTACTATTTGAAACTATTTATACTGAAGTTTACGAGTCAATTGACTTATTTGCTGAAGAACTTCGTGCCACACGCATTTATGCACCTGCTGCTTTTACTCAACTAGACGAACTGTCACTGGTTGAATGTCAAGAAGGCGTTCCACAACCTATGCAAATGGCTCAAGAATTATTAGCTGATTCAGACGCTTGTGCAGAAATGTTCCGTGTTGCGTTTGATGCTGCTGAAGCTCAAGGCGATCATGGATTATCAAACTTTTTAGCAGATCGTCAAGACGCTCACAAAAAGCATTCATGGATGTTACGTAGCTCACTAAAATAAATGGCCGCTAATACAAACAAGCGAATTCCTGTAAAGTGGGTTCGCGACAGGGCTAAAGCAGCCTATCAAAAACAAGATGTATGTTATATCTGTGGTACTAACGCAGATTTGGAACTGCATCACCTACACTCAGTTACTATACTCTTAGATAAATGGGCTGAAGCTTGTGGATATGATATTTCAACAGATGAAGGCATTGTAGCTGTGCGGGACGAGTTTATTGAAGCACACCGTGTTGAGTTATATGACCAAGTTTACACCCTTTGTAATCGGCATCATGTAGCCTTACACAGTGTTTACGGTAAAGCTCCGCGCCCTGGAAGTGAACCCAAACAGGCTCACTGGATTGAAACACAGCGTGCAAAATATTCTAATGGTGAAATAGCAGTTCCCAAAAAGAGCTTTGGTAGTTTTTTCTCAGAGTTCACTTAAGGGAAAAAACTATGTCATGGTTAGATAATACAAAAAGCTGGATTGTTGAAAAACTCAATCCAGCTCAAGCTCGTATTGCACAGCAAGCGGGCACACAAATTGGTTCTGAAAGCAAGATTACTTATCAACAAGCTTTCCAAAAGATTGAATCAGTTAATCGTTCGGTAAGCATGCTAGTTAGTGCAGTTTCCTCACTTGACTACGATATCAAAGATAAGCTAAACGATAGCGTTGCTAATGGTGTTCGTCAAAAATCGTTGAATACACTACTTAACTTTCGACCTAATCCTTATCAAAGTGCACAAGAATTTCGACAAGCAATTTTCACAGATTATATCTTAGAAGGTAACGTATTTATCCATTTTGATGGCGTGTTTTTGTACCACCTTCCTGCGGCTAATACTGAAATTTTAACTGATGTTAAAACGTTTATTCGTGGATATCGGTATAATGGTATGGTTAACTTTGAAGAATCCGAAGTATTCCATTTCCGTGATATTAATAGTCATAGTATATATCGTGGTGCTAGTCGCTTAGAATCAGCTCAACGTTCTATTGCAACGCTTTATGCTATGCAAGATTTTCAAGAAAACTTTTTTGAAAATGGAGCTGTGTTTGGACTAGTTTTAACCAGCGATAATACACTTTCACAAATTGCAAAAGAAAAAACGATTCAGTACTGGTTACAAAAGTATTCAACTAAACAAGGCGGTAAGCGTCCTGTTATTTTGGATTCAGGTTTAAAACCTGCTCAAGTATCAAATCAAAATTTCAACGACATGAACTTCGATCAATCAATGCGAACTCATGGCGAACGAATCATGCAAGCTATTGGTGTTCCGCCCATCTTATTACAAGGTGGTAACAATGCCAACATTAGTCCTAATTTGCGACTCTTTTACTTAGAAACAGTACTTCCGATTACTCGCAAGTTTACTAGTAGCTTAGAGCGTTATTTTGGATATGACATTGAAGTAGTAACAGCAAATGTCAGTGCACTACAGCCAGAATTAAAAGATATTGCTGCCTACCATTCGACCTTAGTCAATGCTGGCATCATTACAGCTAATGAAGCACGTGAAGAATTACGTTATAAGCCTATGGACGGCCATAACGAAATAAGAATACCCGCTAATATTGCGGGTTCGGCTGCTGATCCGTCGAAAGGTGGTAGGCCCACAGATAATCAGCAATAAAGGGGTAATATGGTAGATAAAAGTAAAGTACTGTTCTTAAACAGTTCATTTATCAAGAGTGAAACTCCAGCTACCACCGACGGAAAAATCGCAAGTATCACAATCGAAGGCTACGCAAGTACCAACGATGCTGACCGCCAAGGCGATATTGTTCCAGCTAGTGTGTGGGAAAAAGGTATTCAAAATTACTTGAAAAATCCAGTAATTTTGGCATACCACGACCACAGCGAGCCAGTTGGTAGAATGGTAGATCACAGGATTGACGGCAAAGGATTATGGGTGAAAGCCCGTATCTCAGCGGCAGCCAGTGAAGTGTTCAACCTTGTAAAAGACGGCGTTTTAACGGCGTTTAGTATCGGATTCCGAATCGTAGATGCGGAGTACAATTCAGCTGCAGAGCTGTTTGTGGTAAAGGAATTGGAACTACATGAAATTTCAGTAGTATCAGTACCAGCTAATCAAAATACACTATTTAGTCTTTCTAAGGCGTTTGATACAGCCGAAGAATTTAAATCTTTCAAAATGCAGTTTGCACCCAAAAGCGAGTCAGCTAAAGGGCTAGAATCCTCAACGGAAGCAAGCAGCAATGTCAAAAAGGAAATGGAAATGGATCCAAAACAATTAGAACAAATGTTAGCTGATGCAGCTAGCAAAGCGGCTGAGCAAACTGCAAAAGCCATCGCTGAAAAGCAAGAAAAAGCTGCTGCTGAAAAAGCTGCTGCTGAAAAAGCTCAAGCTGACTTAGACGCTCGCGTTAAAGCTGCTGTTGCTTCTATTTCTACTGGTGATACAGGTGCTGAGCGCTTGTTGGCCGAAGTTGAGAAGCGTTTAGAGCAAGCTGAAGAAACAAACAAGACAGTTATTGCTGGTTTAGAGGCTTCTTTGAAAGAAAAAGCTGCTGAAATTGAAGCAATCACAAAGTCTAAAATGTCTTTTTCCGAAGCCAAAGACGGTATGCCTTATGCTGATAAAGAAAAGGCTGTTATGTTGGCTAAGATGGCTGGTAAGTCCCTCGATGGCACAAAACTTGGTCGTGACTTAGTACAAAAGTACGGTGCTCACGTGCCTTCAGCCACATGGGAATTGGAAGTTTCCTTGAACATGGAAGCTGAGGTTCGTCGTCGTTTGGTTGTTGCTCCTGTGTTCCGCAACATTGCTATGCAAACCAATGTGATGACAATTCCAGTGAACCCAGAAGCAGGTACTGCTACTTGGGTTACCAATGCTGACTTTGGCGCCGCTCCTGCCTCATTGGGTGCAGCTGGTGCTTCTGCTGGTAACACTGCTGTTCACGCCCTCAAAGAAATCACTTTGAACGCTTATAAACTTGCTACAAACGAGTATACAGCTTACGAAGAAGAAGAAGATTCTTTGATTGCTTTAATGCCCGTGATTCGTGATGGTATGGTCCGTCGTGTTGCTCGCGCTGTTGATAAGGCCTTCTTGTTAGGTGCTGGTTCTGGTTCTGATCCTGTTAAAGGATTGACAAACTGGGCTTCTAACACCACTGCTGCAGGTAACACTGTTGCTGCTGGTATGACAGTTGCTAAAATGCGCACATTGCGTCAAGGTTTGGGTGCTTGGGGTCTCGATCCACAAGAAGTGATTTATATCGTTAATACCGATACATATTACCAGTTGTTGGAAGATCCAGTGTTCCAAACAATGAACCAAGTTGGTACACAAGCTACATTGCTGACTGGCCAAATCGGTCAAATCGGTGGTAGCCCCGTGTTGGTCTCTGCAGAATTCGCTTCACCAGGTACTGGTATTGCTGGCGCCGTCTGCTTGAACCCA